GCTCCTCTCTTCACCAATAGTAGTGTTATATCTGAAGGCATGATTATTCCGGACATAGAGGCAGAGTCTAAAATCTCTGATCCAGTTATAGTATGTCTGTGCCATGCTAATATCTCAGTCGCTTTTTCTACAGTCACCCCGATAAGGTATCCGCTACCATTAACTGACCATATTGTACTTCTAGTCTTATTTACACTTAGCCCTTTTATTGATTCTGACCCAAGAGTGTCTGAACCGTGATCTACTATTTCATCCGACAGAGCTGAGACTAATCTACTTATGTTAGAGCCGTTCTCCTCTGAGAAGGTTAGCTCCCGTATTCCTCTGCCATCTCTCTCGACCATATAGTTAGAGTTTTGGAATCTCACTGAAGGAATGTTTCTTGATCCGAAGAATGTAGAGGTAGTTATACTAAAATTCCTAGGTCCGAATTTACCGTCTACTGGGGATATGAAGTGTTCGTTCGTATCCATCCCAACCTGAAGAAGTCTGTCTGAAGTTATCCACTGTATTTTATTAATGACGTTGGCAGATAGTAACATTCCAAAAGCATCTGAATCCGCTATCGACCCGTAATATCCCACATTAGAAGTGTCCGTGGTGGCATCTTGGGTCAACTTGTAGTTCAACAATAAGAATAAGTTTTGGCTATAGGTACACCAAATAGTGTCAGGTTGTGTTTTAGTACCCCCAAATGCCAATCTTCCTTGGAAATATCCGACAGAAGTTGGGAATCCATCCTTCTTAGTCCAAGATTCTAATGCCCACTCCTTACTAACTGGAGGTGCTCCAGTTCCGATCATCAAAGTTCCTGCTACTACCGTGGCACTAGTTATCACAGATAATGCGTACACCCACTCAGTACTTCCAGATTTAATCCTTAACAAATCCCCACTCACGCATCCTAGGAATATGTCATCCGAGGCAGTTAAGTCGTAGGAGATCCCGAAATCTAATACAGTGGTTATAGATGTATTTCCCCTATGTCTGCTTTGGAATACTCTTGACCTTATTGGGGTAGTTAGAACTGTGTGGTCTGTTGATTCTAATAATGAGTCTGCGTGGCTGTGATAAGTATTAAGAACGAAAGAATAAGTTGCTGCCCCTCCTGTACTTCCTATCAATACTATAGGCTCGTTTATTCCCGATTTATCACATACGACTAAAGTGTGCCCCACCTGAACATAAGATGGAACGAATTTAGATAATAGGGATATTCCAGTGTCAACCAGTACTGGCACTTGAGTGTAGAGGTTGCTCCCTCCTACTACTCTATAAACTACTAGCTTTAAGGAGCTTGTTGTTCCTCCCATAACTACTAAGAAGTGCTCATCGGCTATCCGATAATCAATTACATATTCTGGTATATCCGACCCCGTAAATTCTGCAGTAATTTCCCTAAGAACCCTAGTCCCAGGCCGACGGGAAACCCCACCAGTTCTATACGGAATGAAGTTTAATAATTCTCCAACTCCTGAAGAGTACTGTTTAAGGTCTGATCGCCCTTCTAATTTAGAGCTTATCTCCCCTGAACTGAAGTTATTATTGGTATAAGTATATTTGGCCATTAGTACCTCACATCTAGGTACGAATCTATGTCGAACTCCTCAACAGAACTTTCTCTGGAGTCATTGAATCTGGTAGTCTGCAATGCTGCTTCTAGCTCATTGAATATCTGACCTGTTAGTGCTTTATCTTGAGTAAGTGAGTTACTAGCATCTAGGGCCAAAGTCATGTAGAATATCTTAACGAAATCCGCCGGAAGATCTGTTACAGTAGTGCTATCAGAAATATAGGTTAGATTTAACTCCCCTTCATCAGTCTGAACTTTACTTCCGATAACCTTATAGAAGTTATCATCATATTCTTTTATCACTCTTACGTGGTCTGATGGGAGATCATACTCATACGCGTATTGAAAAGAAGTTCCCCCAGAATCGTCTGCAGGAGTCTCTAGGGTTACTTCTTTTATTGAAAATGACCAAGCATAACTAGACAATACATTATTCAATGTAATGTCATAGAGATCAGTCATCAACTTAGCGCGTTTGTTATTATCAGTGAGAAGGGTTATACGTTCACACCCAAGTCTCTGTAGTGCAAGATTCACTATTTGAACCTGTGTGGCCATACAACCCTCCTGAAACTAATTAATCGTTAACGTACTCTACTTCCATATAAAGTTTGCCGTCAAGAACAGCTCCGTCCATAACTTCTGTACAAGTCACGGAAAGTTGAACTCTCTCAGCAAATCTATAGAAGATTCCAACGTTGGCAGCTCCTGCTTTTTCAAGAGCAGCTTGTCCACCACCATCAGCAGCAGTTACGAAAGCATCCGCATCTGCAGCATCTGTGTCAGAAGCAAGATGACCCATGCTAAAGATACCTGTGGCACCTAGAGATTTGTCAATCTTGATCTTAGCGTTAGTAACTAGAGAGTTAGCTGGAAGATAAGGTCCGTAAAGGATGTCCCCTACTTGCCATGCAAAATCCATAGTTTCTACTTCAAAAATAATTCTTTTACGTCCAGCTAGTTCACCTTTCTCAACCTTCTCAGAAGGACGAGTGAGGTACTGCTTTGTGTAATTATCACCGTATTTAATTGTCATGTTGTCCCCCTATTAAACTTCTTTACAATAAATAAGCATCAATTGAATTTCTTCCATTCTTGTGGATCCAATTGTCATACTTCCATAAACTTGATGAGAGTAATGCTTATTTGGAATTTCAGAAATTCTACCTTTTACTTTACTTGGTAAAGAACAAAGGATCGCGCTGTTTTCAACATACGCCATACACTGTCGCCCTTCTCCAATACTAATTGAACCAGCTCCTGCGCCTACTACCCCAGTTGCTACAGTAATAGTAACTGCTGCGAGGTTGAAAGGAAGAAGTTCTAATTCTACAAATTTGAATCCCATGAAGGAATCTGCTTCACCGTTTACCAAAGCACGAACTGAGTTGTAATCAGCACTAGTTACTTCAGTAGAACCTAGAAGGTCATCTGCCTGTTGAGCAGCTTGTGCCCAAATAAGCTTTCCACCCTTCATAATGGCTTCATTTTGCTTGAATTGCTTTCGAACTTTTCTAAGTGTTGCGATGTTCAAACCACTAAAAGCACCACTATCTACAGCGGCCAATTTTTGTGAGTCTGGAAGAGCAACAGCTACTGTTCCTTTCTTTCCACTATAAGCATTTCCAAAAGCACCAGATATGATCTCATGATCAATCTGACGACCAAGGGCCATACCAATAGCTTTTGCATATTCTGATTCTGGATTCATAATTACTCTGAGCTTATCTTCTTTATCTACAAGGTCAGCAGAGTAGAAGTCTTCAGTAACTACTTGTCGTCTTGTATGCTCAATGTCTTCATAAATAACGTCTGAGTGTCGGCCTTCTTTACGCTTAGCGTTTGTCTCTCCGATTCTGTCAAAAAACTTAGACTCACCATTGAATGTTTCCATTCTACAATATGGAAGAAGTCTAGAACCTTCCTGCTGAGCAAGGTGCATTACGTTCGCACTGAACATATCTACCATTGCTGTAGTAATTTGTTGTGACATATCCTGTCTCCTTACTAAAATTAATAATAATACTATAATCTTCTAAGTCGAAAGGTAGTCTCTAAGAGGGCTTTCTCAGGTATAAGTTTGACGGGGCCGAACGGTACTCCCATATACCTATAATTACAGTATTATGCAAACACAAATTAAAGTCAAACAAATAATTAGTTCTTCATCTCAAACAACTTCATCATTTTCTTAACTGCATCGCCATGAGATGGATGTGTGGGTTTATGATAAGCGTGGGATTTATCCCCCATTATCTGGTTGATTTTTTCGTCTGCTTCTGCAGGAGAGAATAGATCTGTAGTAGTATTTCCTCTGAAACTGTCCTCGCTGAACATCTTTTCCCCTACTTTTATCATTGCTCTGATTACTGCAGGATTACTACCGATCATTGGATCGTCGAACACTTTTGAAATTTCTGGATCAGATATCACGTCTTGGATTACTCTTTTAGCTAAATTTATCTTTTGGTCGTACGCTTGCCCATACTCCTGCTTTACTTGGTCAACTCCTTCAGTGATGCTGACTGTCTGCGACTCTTCTGCCTCTTTCTCACCCTCAATTATTTGACCATTGAGGAATTCTGCCAATTTGTCGGCAGTTCCGACTGGCATCTTATTATCATGGGCAAAGTCCTTGAATGACTTCATGAAACTTTCTTCTAATTTAGTTTCTGGAACCTCTTTTAAGGAGTATAATTCTTTGTCTGGTTGAAATCCTAATTTACTCCAAAAATCATTTATCTCATCATCTGAGGAATTCTCGTGGGGTAAAACTGCTTTGTCCATTCCCATCTGTTTCTTAGTGTGTACGAATGATTTCGCTAGGTTAGCATAGTTTATGTTCCCATCTCCATCCACAAAGGATTTCAAGGAAGCTTCACTTTTTAGCCCATCGTCTATGCCTTCAGGCCAAGATACTTTAATTTCTCCATAAAGTGCTTTTTCTGGGGAAGGTCCACCACCATCGTCAGGTGTTATGGCATCCGATGGTGGTGATTCCCCATCACCTGGAGGAGGCGTTTCTGTGCCCCCAAGGGCACCGACTGATCCGATATTATTCATTAAAATTAAACTAAACAAATTAAAAATTGATCTCATCATCATACTCTCCTTGGTCTTTAATAGCTTCCACTATCTTCATAAATTTATTAGGGTCGACGTTAATTGATTCGATAATCCTATTTACTACTTCTCTCCTACCCTCATTAAAGGCAGTGTGATAGGGGTCGCCGGGCACAAAAGAGCTTCCGGAGATTATTCCTGTAGATAACATTAAATCTTCTAATACGATTTGCCCTTCATCTGTGGCGAAAGTGCGTTTGTACGCATTGTTGACCGCCATTGCCTTTTCTAGTCTTTTACTGTCCTTCATCCACAGCACCAACCTTATTGATGGTTTCGGCTTCGGCTTGCATTTGCTGTTGCTGTGACTCTTGTTGTGCTGCCTCTGACCTTTGTTTTCTGATATCTGCAACCTCTTTGTCCTTCCGCATTACGGATGGATCGACATTGAAGATGTCCACATTATGCTTCAATAGAGCGTCCCCGTCAATATTATCCATAACCTCAGGTTGAAACTCTAAAACTACCCCAGTTGCCTGTATTGCTCTAACAATATTCTCAGATTGAGCAGTTAGTTGAGCTTGGGCTATTGAGGAAACATACTTAATGTCTAGTTTGGGGGATTCGATCTCTTCTGGCAGCTCTTTGAATAATCCTTTTCTCTCCATTATTCCATAAACCCTATCAATAATCGGTTTAAGTAGCTCTCTACTGAGTCTTCCTAGAATTGGCCCAAGAAATCTTAACTGTTCATCCCGTCTTTGCATTACTTCAGTTGCCGTCATCCTGTCACTTTCCACAAGATTTAACTTATCTGCGAAAAAGGCAGATCTTATCGTCTGTTTTATCACTTCGATGAATTCTAAGGAAACCCCAATATTTCCTGCTGTGAAAATTGGCTCGATTTTGTCCTTCATCCCCTGTCTCTTATAGTTCCTTCCAAATGGCTTTAGATCTAGGGGAGTCAGGAATCCGTTATCTGGGATCTGTAATGGTGGCGCACCTGATAGTTGAGCTGTCTGAATTGACACTTTCTTCATAGCATTGATCATTTTTATGTCTGCTAATGCTTTCATGGCGGGGGAGCGTCCATACTTCTCCTCATTTGTCTTAGACCAACGTGGCACTGCGTAAGGAAACTCTTCAAATCCTGATTCTCTCAAGATTTTCTGTTGTTGCCTTAAAACATGGATAGATTTAAAGGGCATTGTTGCTTTATCCTTCAATTCATCCTTGCTTCTTGGAGTTACCATGTGGACTATTTCAAATTCTTCGTTAGGGTCCTTACTTAAACCCTGCCTTTCTTCTTCTGATAATGAGTCTTCTCCATATTCTTGGAGTATCTGTCTTAGGTTGAACTTGAAACTTCTAACTACAGTGTCTATCCTGCCTCTAGAATCCTCTTCAATCCCTGTACTGTATATTGGACTAGAATGGAACCGTATAACCTCGTCATCATCCTCCTCGATTCGAAGAAGAGTTGTCCCAATTGACCCCAGATCTGTATATGTCTCCAAAATCTCAGTTTGGAA